CACAAGCTTAAAAGGCATGCGCTCTACCAACTGAGCTAACCGGGTATTGAAACTTTTATAGTGGTTTCATCACATCACCCGATGTCGGGCTTGAACCGACGACCACAAGCTTAAAAGGCATGCGCTCTACCAACTGAGCTAATCGAGTATAATATGCACGAAGTGGGATTCGAACCCACGAAGCATACGCAACAGATCTTAAGTCTGTCCCCTTTGACCGCTCGGGAATCCGTGCTTAAAGTGTATCAGGAGGGTCTCGATCCCTCGACCTTCGGCTCATAAGACCGATGCTCTAACCAACTGAGCTACAGATACATACTTACCTTACCATATTTATATTACTGACTACGTCGTAGTCCCGCCTTTCAATTTTATGGAAGTGCGTTTTGGTATTATTTTTCACAATATAGACAAAATTTTGATTTACTCTGCTGATATAACGAACGATTCTATAAAATATCGTCAATATAAAATTGAATTTAATATTATTATTAAAATTAACTGTAAATATAAAAATAATGCCACGTAGTCGCGATCAACGTTGTCGGCGTGTATTAAACGCGTTCTTTGATGAACAATTTACAAATATACATTATATTTTGGAAAAATTGAATGTTCGTGGATGGAAAATTGCGCGGTATGTTCTTACAATACCTAAGGAGTGGACAGTTTCATCGCCAAGATATGATAATGATACAAGAACTTTAACATGGGTAAATAATGTGAAACAACAAGATTTACCACAAAACGAAAAAGCAACTGAAATTGAGCAACTATTCAAAACCAAAATGGACCCACATGAGAAAAAAGCAGGAAGTATTAGTTCAAGTTATTTACGTATTCATGAAACAAAATTAAGTGATGAAAAAATAGAATATCATTTCCTTGTGGTTTATGACAAAGAGTATATGCCTTTTCCCGAAGAAATTGATTTAAATCATCGAATTGAACAGTTGGAACGAAATAATGATCAAATGACTAAACAACTTCGAGATTATCGCGATGAAACTGACAAATATTGTGATTATATGCGTCGCAGATATAACCGGGCAATAAGAGATCGGGATGAGGCAAATTATGCGGTTACTACCTGTTCTCAATTATTCGAACGAAGAAATGCTGAACATATGGAAAAATATCGAAAAATTATTCGAGATTGTTACTTAGAAATGGAAAAAGAATTTGAATGTCCTGTATGTTACGAAACAATTCCTAATGACAAAGTGTTTACTACTCCATGTAAACATGTTATTTGTTCGGATTGTACAACACATTGCCAAAATAACTGTCCAATGTGTCGCCAAGAAATGTGTTATGTACCTAATGAAAATAATGACAATGTGCTTGATTGGGCAAATGTTTAGCAATTATTATAATTTGATACACCATCCCATACAATATTATTTGTGTTCGCCCATGTTTTTTTATCACATAAACCTGACCATCCATTATCATTGAAATCGATATATTGTGTTACAATACCACCCGACATATCATAACTATATCCAGAAGTACTCATAATATTGTCATTTAGTGTTTTTGATTCTTTATTGTACATATTTCCAGTATTTACAGAACCTGGTTCGTATTTAGGTATGATACATTTTTCTTTTTCTTCGTCATATGTCCAGTAGTCAGGACACACACCATATGAAGGTGGCCAAGCAGCATTTTCATTTCCATTGCTCATTAAAATTCCCATAAAAATCAATATTAAGATTAATACAACAACCGCAATTGCTAAAACTGTCATATGAAAAGTTTCCATTATAAAATAGTAGGATAAAGTATTTTATGAATTTTATGAACTTTAATCTCTAAAACTAACATATAGTCGATTATTATGGATTTACAACCAGTATCATATTTAGAGCGTCAAGGACAAATTATTACTGATACAACCCCTTATAATGGTCGTGTCAATTTAGAGGAACCCGAAAATCCCGATGCACGCTTTCAGATGTTTGAGCGCATTGAAGTGAAAAATAAGGCAACTGAATATCGCGAACCATTAAAAGGTGATTATGAAGATACAATAGTTTCAAAAGTATTTTTTTCTGCTGGAAATATTCAAATTGTTCAAAATGGTTTGCGCGCAGGTGTTTATAAGAAATCCGGAGATCGTGAATTAATGATTCCGAATCAAAATATAGATATACTAAAACAAATTATGCGCAATATGTTTTTAGAATATTCATTATTTCAACCTAATAATATAACAGAACAAGTAGAGCGTCTAAACAATATTGTATTGGAATATACTGTTCCAAAAATATATAGCGAGGCAATTGGTTATTTAAAATATTTAGAAGATCAAAGTCGTCTGGTTGTTCCATTAGAATTACCTCAACGTCCGGATCGTGTATACAAACAATTGGAACTACAACCTTATATGTAAATGTTTATAAACATTGTATTCTAAATTCAATGTTTATGATTGGAACATCGGTTTTTTATAAAATTCAGGGTCAAAATAATAAAACATACGATAATCGGTTTGAAAAGAACTCCATTTTGTTGCTTCTAATATTTCTCTAAAATTGGGACTATTAACAGCGCGAATAATATCTTCACCTTGTTTCTTGGACTTTATAGGAATACCAAATGTTAATTGACTCATTCCGTATTTTCCATCAAAATCGTTATATGGGTATTGTTTTTCATTGAAATTCAATAAAACTTTAGGAACATCAAAATGTATTTTCCTTTCTTTCGCATATTTTAGTCCAAGACCTCGGCGTGTTATATTATGTACAATAGAATGGCGAAATTTCTTGCTTTTTTTCTTGGACAATTTTCGTGCATCATAAAATCCTGCGTCAAATAGTATTTCGATTCCCTTATCTTTTTGAACCATGATTTTTTCTATTTTCTCATAGGAAAAGTTTGGCAGAAAAGGCCACGATGTTAAGTCCAAGACGCGTTTTTCACCTTTTTCGTCGATTATTTTGGTATTTTTTGAAGTATTTTTTGTTCCTTCTTGGACAATGTAAACATCGAAACGGGTTTGCGCACTAAATTTCTTTAGTCCCTCCTTCTTTCCATAAATATGTAGATAAGAAAGAAAATTTTGCCTTGTTAACAAATCATATAATGGGTGTTTTGGTCTGCGCCAATTGGAAGGTGTGATGAATCCTAAATAACCATTTGATGTTAATAATTGTTCATTAAATATAAAATCCAAGAACTTTGTCCATAATGTTCGATTTCCAACACTGCCTTCATATGTTTTCGATTTTTTGGTTTGAAATGGCGGATTACCCACGATGATGTCAAAGTGTTTTTTGCCTAAACCATCCATCCATTTTTCACGAGAGTCCAAGAAATTGGATTGACAGACATTTGCTGATTTTCCGAACAGTTGTGTTAATTTGTTGGCATTAGAAGGATTTAATTCAATCATATGTAACATGTTTTGTAAAATGTGTGTTTTGCGTTTTTTCGGATCAGGGAAATGCTTGTGTAAACCCTTCATTAATTTGACATAAGCAACTGCCATGAAATTACCGGTTCCAGAACAAGGATCTAACCAACATAGATCCTTATTTGACCAAACCTTACTGGGTAAATTATTCATAATTTCCTCAATGAATTCATATGGAGTAAATACTTCCCCATATCTATCCTTTTCTTTTTTTCGTATAGTAAGATGTCTGTCAATATAAGATTGAATATTAGATTCATTCATATCTTCGATTTTCATTGTATCAAAGTAATACGTTACTGTATTATTTTGAGAAAAGTTTATTTTGTCGGAAGTTGTTTTTCTTTTGGAATGGAACTATCAAATAAATTTATTTTTAGATTAAAATCTTTATTAAATCCATAAAATACATTTAGTTGGTTTGTTGAGTAGATCGCGTCAATATTATAGACATCTTCCTTTTCTAAATAATCGATTATTTTAGGGATGTTTTTTTTATTTATAATTTGAAAATAAGTACCGCCATTTATAGAATTATTTTTTCCATTCTTATAAATAGATTGATAATGGGGAGTTTCTATTTTATAAAAAGGAATATTATTGACAACATGTTTTGTAAATTCACGGGTTTCATCATTATCGAACTTGTTTCGAATAATACGAAACATATCCCATTCGCAATTTGTGTCCAGAAAAGATATAATTTTATTTACATTAAATAAGGTTATTAGATCAAATTTCAAATCATCTTCTAATATACATATATGTTGTTGTGGATAATGACGAATTGTTTGTAATACTGATAAATGTGACAAATAACACCCAATAACACCAATACCACGCGATCTTGTTTTATCATTATGTAAATAGCTCTTTACACGGTTATGTATATTTTCGATTTTATTTGATTCTTCTAATGTAGGACAAATCGCGTTAAATCGCATATAGGGTAATCGTAACATTTGTAACATATTTTCCATATGTTCTTTACGATGAGTGTGATTTTCTAAATTTATGAAGACAACGCAAAGCATATGTTTTTTTTCTCCACGATGTTTCATTTTTCGTTTGATAAGTGTATAGTTCATTATATACCTAGGTATATTTCTTTTTTCTAAATACACAGCAAATATATCGTTTCGTTCGTTCAGGTTGTAATAACGTTTCTATATTTGACAACATTCGGTTTTGACCAAATGACCATTCCATTTAATTAATATTATATTTTATCGCAACAATATAATATAGCATGAAATATTACCAAAATAGATTTCAACAAATAGTTTCTTTTGATGAAATACGTATTGGAAAAGTCATTGAAATTTTTCAATTTTCTTTAGTGTTTACAGTGTTAGCAATAATTGGTTCTTATATAACAAACGAATACTTATTATTTGATTTTCATGGCAGTGAAAATATATTACATATATTTTTAACATTGTCAATAGAATTAGCAGTTTTAACTCTTTTAGTATTTTATTTACGAAAAGTAACATTATTAGTTCCTTCACTTGCTGCCATATTATTTACAAACTTTAAACCATATACAACAATAGAATTAGGAATGTGGATGATATTGGTATTTGTTCTTATTGGAGGTTTAGACAAAATTAATTATAAAGTAAAATTGCTCAATAAAAAATTTAATAAACTTATTAATAAAGAATAAATTTTTATTCAGTAGTTTCGGACAATTGTTTTGCTAAGTCGCGAAATTGTTTCGATGAAGATGCCAGTTTTTTACTTTTCATAACTAACCCTTCTCTATTGTCATCATTTATTGTTATTTGCTCTTGTGGAGCAATTTTATATTTCCATGAAAATGGAAGCATTTGAACTCGTTTTTTTTTTATTTCGTCTTTTCCTAATTCCTCGTTTTTAAAGTTACATCCAAACCAATGAATATATGGTAAGCACATTATGTTTGTATAATAACTATTCTTATTATATTAAAGTCAAAAAATATAAAAATAGTTTGCGACATTTTATATGGAAATAAGACCTTCATGGAATGAATATTTTAAAGAAATTGTAGTAGCTACCTCAAAACGTTCACCTTGTGAACGATTACATGTGGGTTGTTTATTAGTAATAAATCGAAACAGGTTCGTTCTAGAAAAAAATAATATTGGTGTATTTATATGAACGAAAATAAGAAATTTTTAAAAACGATTTATAATTTACATCCAACAAATAATGCAATTAATATTTTAAAGAATATAGAATATATTCCCTTTTTTGTTTATACTTTACCAAAAACGGGGACGTCTACATTGTCTTTATCTCTTCAACGCATGATGAACGGTAGAAATGAGTATGAACATGTAGTTCATTGTCATAATGAAGGTTGTTGGAAGAACATTTTTAATATCGATTTTAAATTTGACTTGATATCTTTAATTAAGATTCAACAAAAGAAACCTATTATATTTCAACTATCACGTGACCCCGTGGAAAGATTAATTTCTTTCTATTTTCATATTATTCGTAATGTAAAAAAAAATTCAACATATGATGGATTATTAGCATTTCTAGAGAAAAACCAAGATAAAATAAATTATTCATATTATCAAGAAAAATTTAATTATAAATTGAACGATTTACATTATAATTATGACGACAAATGTTGCGTAATGGAGAAAGAAGATTGTATATTATTTTTTATGAAAACGGAAGATTTTAATACTAATTTGAAATCAAACTTAATAAAATATTTAAATAAATATGGATACAATTTCCATCATTTTTGCCAAATTATAACAAACAAAACAGACAATACGTACCATAAAAATACATTAAATAAAATCGATAACAACGGAATACCTAAGGAAATTAGTCAATCAATATTTAATAATAATATAGATGAGGTCAAATTCTTTTTTTCACCCAAAGAAATCAAAAATTTGGAAATAAAATATGATATAGAAATATAAAATTGATTATAAAAAAGACGATCTAGTTAAAACTTTTGCGAAACAAAAAAACGTAGAAATCATTCAGATTTAAAATATCCTTTTTATATTAGAATGTCCAATATAAAAAAAATCATACAAAAGGTTTATGATGCCGTTAAAAACTGTAATGGAGGTAAAGTCGCAAATTATATTCCGGAACTGGCGTGTGTCGATCCCAACATGTTTGGTGTAAGTGTTTGTGATATAAATGGAAAGGTATATAATTTTGGGGATTGTAATACACATTTTTGTTTGCAATCGTGTAGCAAACCATTGTCGTACTGTAAAGCATACGACGAATTAGGTAAAGACGAATTACATAAACATGTTGGATACGAACCAAGTGGACAATCGTTTAATGCGTTTATTTTAAACAAAAATGGTTTACCTCACAATCCTATGATTAACTCCGGAGCAATTATGGTGGCATCGCAAATCGGGAAAAAAATGGAACCAGGAAAACGTTTTAATATATTGAAAGAATGTTATACAAAATTAGCCGGAAATAATAATGTTGGGTTTGACAATTCGATATTTTTGTCAGAGCAACATCACGCAGATCGCAACATATCACTCGCTTATTATATGCGCGAAAACGGAGCGTTTAATGAACAATTGTCCCCAAATGAAATCAGTGACAACTTGAATTTATATTTTCAACAATGTTCTACTACGATTACTTGCGAAATGGGATCTATTATTAGTGCAACATTAGCAAATGGCGGAATATGTCCAACTACAAATGAAATAGTATTCAGTGAAAATTCTGTGAAAGACTGTATAACGCTTATGTATGGATGTGGTATGTATGATTACAGTGGTGAGTTTGCGTTTGAAATTGGATTACCGGCAAAATCCGGAGTCAGTGGTTGTATATTATTAGTTGTTCCAAATATGATGGGAATTTGTATATGGTCACCTCCATTAGACGAACAAGGAAACAGTTTTAAAGGAATCGAATTTTGTAAGCAATTAAACCAAGAATTGAATTTACATATTTTTCATAATATTATTTCCAACAAAATAAATTTAGTAGACAGCATAAATATACGGTTTTTACAATTATGTTGTGATGGAAATATGGAAGAAATAAAACTGCTTATCGAAAAAATTAATGTAAATTTTTGCGATTATGATAAACGAACACCTCTTCATTTGGCATCGTCTGAAGGTCATATTGAAATTGTTAAATTGCTTTTACAACACGGTGCTAAGGTAACGAATGATAGATGGGGACATAGTCCAATCGACGAAATAAACGATAAAACGGGTGAAAACTATGAAAATATAAAACAACTTCTTACACCTTTTCTTAGTTAAAATGCGCATTTTATTAATCCAAAAAATTAATTTTTAATATAACTTTCAATGTGCGATAATATCATATTTTGAAAATTATTAATAATCAAAAATTTTTTAATATTTTTTTGTTTTTCTATATCAATCTGAAAATTGTTTAACATTTCAATATTTACATCTTGAAAATAGTCAACAATGATACATGGAAATTTTTCATACAGCGAAACCAACCCATCCTTTTCTATAACGGGTATAGAACCCATTAATAATACTTCCCAGAAACGATGTGTGTCGGTTCCACAACCACGTGGGCATAATACAAATTTATAATCATTAATCTTATTCATATAATCCTTAAATCTTAATTTATCAGCAAAATATACAAATTGTTTGTTTGTAAAATGCTTCTTTATACCTTGTCTAGAACCATGGGTATCACCGATATATGTGATTAATAATTTATTATTTTTATCACTTATATTTTTTTGTATATTAAACATTTCTTCTAGAGTGTTTTGATCTCCGCCTTCTCCGTCAGCTGGACCATTTATTCTTCTTTCAGGTTCTTCAAATCCAATGGGGATTTTAAAACATTTTGGGTGATCAAAAAGTAAATTACAACCAATCCATGTTATGATTTTAGAATTATTATCCAAAAAACATCTATAACATTGTTCTACATCTTTACCCGCGACACCGGTTATTAAAACGAACCTATTTTTTATTTGTGAAAATATGTTATTAAAAAACATATTTAGTAAATCTGTTTTTACAAATATAATATCACCTTCTTGAATATTATCAATGATAAACCCTGGGTAATTATGTTTTGGTATAATCCCTCGCGGATAATTATCTAAAGGAAAATCTAATACATGTTTTGCGAGAGTAGGTATATAGTTATAAAAAAGAAATTTCTCATTTTTTAGCATATCTAATGTATAAACTAAATATATATATATGTTTAAGTGTTCTATTAACTAAACATATAATTCTTACGAAAGAAAACAACACGCGTTACCATTAAAAAATTACTTATTTGAGACTATAAAATGTAAAAATTCATCAAAAATATTCGCAGTTTTAACATTATTGTCCGTTTTTTTCTTCTTATTAAATATCTCTTTATTCAGTATGGTTACTTCCTTTGCTGCTCGTTTTTTTAATGCCTTTTCGTCACGATTTAAACACTGATCGGATAATAGTTGTTTAAATATTTTTTCTTTTCGTTCATCAATATCTTTGAAGGAAACTTTCTTTGGAAACATATTCTATATTATAACATAAGAAAAAAATTTAAGATCTATATTTTTTCTTTATAAAAATATTCATGATACACGCAAGTAACATTATATATAATATAACAATATATTATTATTATTTAGTTTTCTTTATAACACGCTTTTTTACCTTTTTTACACTAGTTGATGGTGATCCTTTTTGAATATTCTCTCGAACCACTTGATATTTCTTGTATTCTGTTTGGAGTGTTTCTAGTTCGGTCAACCACATTGTTTCCAATGTTGTTTTCTTCAACTTATTCAGTTGCTTTTCGGCATCTGTCTTTTCTTTCAAAATTTTCTCTACGTTTTCTTCTGTTACTGAATCCATCGGCATTTTGATCAGATAATTATAGTTTCCATCCATTTGGTCAAATTCATTAGAGATCATTAATTCTTTTACACGTTGCGCATTTTTCTTGCGCAAATCAACTGATCCATCCAATGTTGCCAATATATATTTGGCGCGATTTGACAATTTTAACAATAACTTTTCCAAATCGACAATCATCTGCTTCTTACGCTTACTGTAAGTTTCCAAACGAACATCATAAAAGTCGTTAATAATTTGTTCGGCAGAACCATACTTTTTCAATTTACAATCTTTGTCAAACATGTGCATATTTGTAGTAGAAACAGAGGACGTCAATTTCAATAGTTTTTGAATACCATTTAAACTTGTCACGGGATCGATTTTTCCTTCCAATTCGGCAAGTTTTCCACGCGGGAATGTAACCGAAATATCTATATTGACTTCTGTGGACATCGATGTGAAATCACGAATAGATGGGTATACTTTCTTTCCGTTTTTATCGGTTGTTCCATCAGCAAGACCCTCTAGATAAGTAATATAAGGCATAGTCCATGTTCCAATAGGAAGTTCGCTAATACGAATCTTATCGCTATCGATTTTCTCATAGACACCTTTTGTCAAATATTTATTATTATCGACTTTTTGAATTGTTCCTTTGAACCCTTCGTAATATGGTAGGAATTCTCCGACCGATGTCGGTTCCTCATCTCGCAACTTGAATCGCAAATAATCAATTATTTGGTTTGGCGAGAATGCTGGAACCGAACATGAAAATCCAGTTCCAATACCCGAAATTCCATTCATTAGCGCAAATGGAATGATGGGCACATAAAACTCTGGTTCAACAAGTGTACCATCATCATCCAAATAATTCAAAATTGCGTCATCGGCATCCGGGAAAATGGACCGTGTCAAAGGATTCAACATTGTGAAGATATATCTCTCTGATGCCGAATCATCACCACCATGAAGACGAGTTCCAAACTGTCCATTTGGTTGTAACAAATGAATGTTATTAGATCCCACATAGTTTTGTGCCATATTGACAATCGCACCATTTAAAGATGCTTCACCGTGATGATACGCACTATGTTCAGAAACATATCCTGAAAACTGAGCAACCTTGATTTCACTAGTCAGTTTACGTTTGAATGCCGCAAACAAGATTTTTCGAAGAGAGATCTTCAATCCATCCACCATATTCGGAATTGAACGCGCACAATCATAGGTGCTAAAATGGATCATTTCACGGTCCATAAATTGCTCATAATCGACTTTATCGCTACTTGTGTCTAAATATGCCGACTTGTCGTAATTCTCCAACCACGTCTTCCTATCATCAGGGCGCTTTTTGTTAAATACCTTGTCAATACAATCATCGCTTGATTTACCATTATGGACAAAATCGACGATTTTCTTGTTGGCAAAATATTCCTTGAATTCGCTCGACGTAGACGTGCCTAAACCCTTAAAATATTTAATGGTCCAACCGTGAATTCCATTTTCTCCTAAACTTTTCTTCCACTCAGCATATTCACCATCGTTATAAAAGAGTTTAGTTTGAGCACCCTTTTTAGCACGCAAAATGGGCGTATTCATAAAGGATATAAATCCGGGAATATGTACAAGCGATGCCCACTCACTATGAAATAAGTTAATACATAGACCTTTGATATGGGAACCGTCTAAATCCTGATCCGTCATTACCATGATTTTTCCATAACGAAGATGTTTATGAACATCGCCTAAATTTTGGTATTCACAACCAGTTTCTAGTCCTAGGATCTTCTTAATATCAGTAATTTCCTTGTTGTCGGCAATTTTCTTAATTTGCTCTCCGCGAACATTGAGTAACTTACCCTTCAATGGATAAATGCCAATCGTATTACGATCTTCACTCGACAATCCTGAAACAATACCAGACAATGCTGAAAGTCCCTCACATAAAATGAGAATACAATCCTTTGAGTTGACTGTCCCACTTTGATTCGCATCGATAAAGTTGGCAATGCCACGAACATTTTTGGTTTTGGAACCATCGGTTTTTTTGGCTGCCTTGTTTTCCTTCGCTTCAGTCAAAGAACACGCAACATCCATAACCCCCATCTTTGCCACCTTGTCAATAAATCCGTCACTCACAATACATGACGAACCGAATTTGGCAACAGGAGTATTCATATAATCCTTTGTTTGACTATCGAATGCGGGATTCTCAATATCACATCGAATAAATACCATAAGTTGCTCTTTGATAGATGTAGGAGACACTTTTACCTTCTTCTTCTTCTCAATATAATCGCACAATTTGCGCGTGATTTGGTTCATAATATAATCGACGTGTTTTCCACCTTTAAATGTACAAATACCATTCACAAATGACACTTGTGTGAATTCGTGATTGGGTGCTAGAGCAATCGCATATTCCCAACGTTCATATTTAGATTCATATATACGTTTTGTTTCGTTTTTTGTACCAACATACAAATCGACATAATGTTGGAAACTTTTCACAGGAACAAGAACATCATTGAATCCGATTTTCACCTTTTTAATGGAATGATCTGTTACTGCGGCAATATCAAATGTTCGCTTTTTCAATAGTCCAATCATATCCTTTGACAAACCTGGAATACCAAACCGTTGATAATCTGGTTTGAAAAGAACTTTTGTATATGGTTTAGACGATTTGGAAACTTTAGTAATTGTTGGAGGTTCAATGACGTCTAAATTATTTCGAAATTCTTGAACATATTTTAGACCACGTGTATGATCAAGCGTTTCAATTCGTCCATATGAAGACCAAATAAGTGCCAATTTGAAACCAAATCCATTCTTTCCTCCAACAATACGCTTCTCATTTTTATCATAATTGGTGGAAGTACGAAGATGTCCGAAAATAAGTTCAGGAATCCAAATGTCATATTCCGGATGTTTTGCAATATCAATACCATTTCCATCGTTCGAAAAGATAATGGTGCCATCATCTTCAATAGTTGTATTAATATAGGAAACAAATCGTTTATCCAAAATAGGAGATTGAATCATACGCATTACGTGATCTCTAGAATTGACAATACCCTCATCAAATAACTTGTATAGACCTGGAATATATTGAATATTCTTTTGAACAATACATTCTTGTTCATCATCGTAAATCCACATGTCAGAATCTATATTTTCAACAGACCCAACATAAGTATCGGGATTGTCTAGAATATGCTGTTTGTCAGTTTTACGCTGATATTGTTTGGAAAGTTCGGCTTCAGTAGTCATACTCATATTAATAGTAATATATTTAGTTATAAGTCAATGCTTTAATTTGATTCAATTTTATATTTTCTCATTTTACACTATATCAAATGACTTTATGGTGCAAGAATTGTGATGGTGAAAAAATAGAACAACAAGATGTAGCATATCCATCGGTAAATAAAAGACCATGGTGTAATAAATGTAAACCATGTTCCGATTGGTGCAATACAAAAGCAGGTTGTGATTCTAATCCGGATTTTAATACTGGTAGTGCGCCCAAAAATATTCCTATTTTTAATACAACCTATGTCGGACGCGCAAAAAGACATATGCCAAATCAATTTTTGGACTATTATGACTGTACCAAACAACGAGGAGGGTCTTGCGGAAGTACAAATAATATTGCTACAAATAAATTTAAAAATAATTGTAGTGCCGGGCGATGTGAATACGCATGCCCCTATGTTCCCGAATTTCGTGAGGAATATTTAGAAAAAAAGAAAGATGAAATAAAAAAACATAATAATAACTACACTGGTTCTAGTAAAAAAATGGAATATGCTCGCTATATCAAACGCACTCCCGGAACAGAAACATTTGCGAATAAGAAACAAAAAGTTCCTGAAGTAAAAGCACATGTAAACGCACAATTGGATTGTTTTTCCAACTATTGGTGTAAGGACATGCGTTTGTAATTGGATTGGTTTTCACTTTACCATTTTATTCAAAGTTTTAGGAAATTGAGTCGTTCATCATTTTGTAATATTATATAATATTTTTTCATTATATAATCATGTCCGATGACATCATTTGGTTTAAAGATTGTTCTTACAAAAATAAACACCTAGTGGGTGGAAAATGTAGTTCTTTAGGTGAATTACATGGAATTGCGAAAAGAATTGGTTTTTCCATTGGTGATGGATTTGCTATTACTACCGATTTATATAATGAATTTGTGAAATACAATCAACTTGAACCAATTATTGTATCCATGTTGGATGAAATTGATCCTACTAATATCAAACAATTAGAGAAAAAATCAATGGAACTCAGAAAAATTGTCAGTAGTGCCAAGTTGTCCGATGAACACCGTGAAGTTATGGTATCGAGTTATAACCAATTATCCAAGTTATATGGACGCAAAAATATGGAAGTTGCCGTTCGATCAAGTGCTTTAGCAGAAGATCTACCCAACGCTTCTTTTGCGGGTCAACATGATACATATTTGAATGTATGTGGCGAAGAAGAATTGATAAAATCTGTACTAGAATGTTTTGCTTCTCTTTTTAATAGTCGCGCAATTTCATACAGGAAAACTCATAACATTACTTTAGATGATGTTAAAATTTCCGTTGCTGTACAAAAAATGATTCGGTCCGATATTGGTGCTGCCGGTGTTGCTTTTTCATTAGACCCTGAAACTGGTTATAACAAAGCCATTGTTATTAATTCAGCGTTTGGTTTAGGCGAATTGGTTGTTTCTGGTGGTGTGAAACCAGATGAGTTTATTTTAGACAAACGCGTACTTTATGATATTGAAGGCGATCCCATTATTATTAAAAAGAAGGGTGACAAAAATTCGAAAATTATCTATGATTTAGAAAACGGAGGTGTCAAAGAAGTAGAGACTAACGAATTTGAGAAATTGAATTACAGTATGTCTAATAGTCAAATGATTACTTTAGGGCGTTATATTCTTCAATTGGAAAAAGCATATTCTAAAATGATGGAAAAGGACATTGGTGTCGATGTGGAGTGGGCGATTGATGGTAATGACCAGAATATTTATATTATTCAAACACGTCCTGAAACTGTTCACAGTAATGATGGAGATAATTTAGAGATTAATAATTTCATTTTAGATAAAAAAGGAGAACAAATTTTAACAGGCGTTGCTGTTGGCGATCGTATTAGTAATGGAAAAGTGAAAATTTTGAAAGATATTCACGATTCTGACGATTTTAATGAAGGTGACATTTTAGTCACTGAAATGACTACACCCGATTGGGAACCTATTATGAAAATAGCATCTGGTATTGTTACCGATAAAGGAGGTCGTACTTGTCACGCAGCAATTGTTGCTCGCGAATTAGGTTTGAACGCGGTTGTAGGATGTGGAAACGCAACTAAAATATTAGAAGGGGATATGGGTGTCACTCTTTCGTGTGCTGAAGGTGAAACGGGCATTATTTATAAGGATCTATTGCCTTTTCATATTGATAAATTGTCTGTTTCCAAAGATATGAAACTTCCTGTGAAATTGATGCTGAATGTAGGAAATCCCGAATCTGCGTTCGAGAATTCATTAATTCCAAATAGTGGTGTTGGTCTAGCGCGGTTAGAGTTCATTGTGAGTAACTATATCAAGATACATCCTTTAGCATTATATCATTATCCTAATGTCCGCGAAGATATCCGTGAACAAATATACAAGGTTATTGGAAATTACGACAGTGGAAAATGGTATTATATCAAACGTCTGGCAAAAGGCATTGCGAAAATTGCTTCTGCGTTTTATCCCAGTGATGTTATTGTTCGTTTATCCGATTTCAAATCGAACGAATATCGTAATCTAATTGGCGGCGAACTATATGAACCAAATGAAGAAAATCCTATGATTGGATGGCGTGGTGCTTCACGTTATTATTCGGAAGAATATAAGGATGCGTTCCAATTGGAATGTGAGGCGATCAAATACGCACGAGAAATCATGAAAATGACCAATATCGTGGTAATGATCCCTTTCTGTAGAACTCCCAAAGAATGTCAATTGGTAATTGACACAATGGCATCACACGGTCTAGTACGTGGTGAAAACGATTTGCGTATTTTCTTGATGTGTGAAATTCCTTCCAATGTCATTGAAGCAGACCAATTCAGTCCTATGTTAGATGGTGTTTCCATTGGTGGTAATGATTTACTACAACTCACGTTGGGTGTAGATCGAGATAGTGACAAAATCAGTTATTTATCGGATGACGCAAATATGAGTTATCGTCGTATGATTTCCATGGCAATCAAAACGTATAAGGAACATGGTGTCAAAGTCGGATTTTGCGGACAACAACCTTCCGATAGTACTGAATTTTGCCAGTTTTTAATTGATGAAAAGATTGATACAATATCAGTCACCCCCGATTCCGCATTAAAAACCATTCAAAATCTTGGTAAATTATAATTTTACATGTTATTTTATAATGACTCAAGATAATAATCGATTTTCTGTATTTTTATTAGAAAAAGACGTATTGGAATACCATAATGCCAAAAACAAATATAATGAATATGACGAACAATATCATAGTTGCACTATTGAATCAAAAGATGAATATAAACAAAAAAAAAGTTATTGGTATAAAAAATATATATCCAAAATGAAGTATTTGGAGGAAAATTATCGTAAGACAAATGTATATACTCAATATCACTCTCAATTGGAACATGGTTATGTTCCCAACCAAGCACATAATTATACGTCTCCACCATTAGCACACGCAGAAGTTGTAGAAGCAATGCCTGTATTACCAATCGCACCAACACACAATGTTTTACCCAGTGCACCATTAGAAGAGGAAGAACGTGTAACCCCAGTTGATTATATCAGACGAAGACGTCATCGTAATGAATATTGGAATCCATCGTAATTTTTGTATATATTATATTGTAGCAATATAATATAATATGTCGGATCATAAAGAGATCAACTGTGAAGAACTTGCTAAGAAAATGAGCGAATGCTTGGAAAATGGTGACGATGAGCAATGTAAAGAGTTTGTCGAAGAGTTTAATACATCATGTAAAAAGGAAGAAAAACCTGGACTTTTGTCTTGGGTTTTTGGTGAGAAAAAGGAGGAAGTCGTTGAGGAGGAAGATATGTTGGAAGATATGGTGGAAGATATGGTGGAAGAAATGAAGGAGGAAGATTTGATAGAAAAAATAATAGGGGACGACAAAAAAGAAGAGTAAATAGTTAAAAAATGTTTTATATTATATTTTGGTATAATATAATGTTAGTTGTTTTACGTCACGGACAATCCGTATGGAATAAAGAGAACAAATTCACTGGACTTGTCGATGTTGAATTAAGTGAACAAGGAAGACAAGAGGCGTCCAATGCCGGAAAAGTTTTAGGAAAATATGAGTTTGACGCAATTTTCACAAGTCAATTATTACGCACTACACAAACCGCAGAAATAGTACAAACCTTTCAAACAGAAACGAAAGAACTACATAAAATTGTCGATTTTCAAGAACGCGATTATGGTGATTTAACTGGAAGAAACAAAACCGAATTAAGAGAAAAATATGGCGAAGATCAAGTGAAAATATGGCGGCGATCTTATATACAAGGTCCTCCTGGTGGAGAAAATTTACACGAAGTTGCTCAACGCGTCGGACGTTCTTATGATGAACATATTCATCCTTTACTTGAATCCGGTAAAAATGTCCTTCTTGTAGCACACGGTAATAGTTTAAGAGCATTGTTTGTTCATTTAGGAATAAAAAATCAATCAACAATAGAAAATTTCGAAATTGGAACAGCAGTTCCGATTGAAATTGATACGAAAAATAAAGGTTATGAATATAAAAACGCCTATAAATTAACTGCTTATCAAATTATTGATAGTCGCGGATTCCCTTCTATTGAAGTACGCTGTATGGACAAAGCAACTAACAAATGTGTTGGAAAGGGTTCTACACCAAGTGGTGCATCGTGTGGTTCAACAGAAGTATGTGAAATGCGTGATGGTAATAAAAGTCTGTTTCATGGTAAATCCGTATTTAATGCTATTGATAAAATTCACGAATTGAATGATCATTTTGTATTGTCTGAAAAAACCATTTGTGATTTATCGAATTGCGACAAACAATTCATTGATTTAGACGGAACTGAAATGAAAACAAATTATGGAGGAAATAGCAGTACTGCGTTGAGTTTTTGTATGGCAAATGTCGCATCAAACATGAAAGACCAAGAAATGTACCAATATTTCGTAGATCATTACAAAGTGATTGATAATGCGGATCATTTGAATTTACCTACACCTTTTGTGAATATTATTAATGGAGGAAAACATGGCGTTACTGAAGATTTGAAAATACAAGAGTTTATGATTTTTGCACGCGAAGATTTAAGTGCTTCAGCACAAATGCGCATTTATTGCGAAGTATATCATAATCTGAAGAAAATTTTAGTAGAAAAATACGGCGAACAAGCCAAATCCATTGGTGACGAAGGTGGATTTTGTCCACCTATTTACAGTGCGGAAGAAGCGCTGTGTGTCATTGAACAAGCAATTGTTTTGTCTAATTACATTGTCGGACAAGACGTATTTATTGCGTTAGATTGTGCGGCCAGCGAGTTTTACAACGAATCTACCAAATTGTATGAAGTTGAAAAAGGTACCTTTTTAACTGGAACTGAATTAGTGGATTATTACGGCAAATTGATTGAGAACCATCCTGCGTTAAAAAGTATTGAAGACGGTTTCCATGAGCAAGATTACGATTCATGGAAGAAGTTTTATGAAAAGTTTGCCGATAAAATCATGATTGTCGGTGATGATTTATTTACAACGAATCCAAGATTGATTAAACAAGGATTGGAAGAAAAATGGGCGAACACCTTGTTATTGAAAGTAAATCAAATTGGCACGATTACTGAGGCAGTAGAAGGTGCGAAAATGATGATGGAAAAAGGAAACAATGTAATCGTTTCTCATCGTTCAGGTGAAACCAATCATGCGTATATTGTGGATTTAGCAATTGGCATTGGTGCGAAGTATTTGAAAATAGGAAGTCCTTGTCGTGGTGAACGTGTTGCTAAATTCAACCGTTTATTAGAAATTGAACACGATTATATGATGAAAGAATAATGTGTAGTTTTAATTGACACTACATATTATTTTTTTGAACGAGTTTTACGTTTTGTTTGTTTCTTCTTCTTTTTCTTCGTACTCGATTTAGATTTATGTTTACGTTTTGTTGAACGTTTTGTTAAGGTTCCTCCTTTTCCAAATATTCTATTAAAAACCCCGGGTTTCTTAGGAGGATTTTTTAATTGCTCGAATTCTCTTCGTGTTTGGTCTAACTCTATAATAGTTTTTGTTTGTGCCGCGCCCATGGATTCCATTGTTTTTTTTTGTTGGTTATATTTGTCTAATTCTGGCGCACATATACTTTGTTTAAATTCCTTAAATTGTTTAAATTCCTTTAAATCTTGAGGAGAAAGTTCAGGAACTGCATCCACTACTTCATTATTTTCATTTTGTTCCGGAATTGGATTCACTTCTTCATGATTTTCATTTGGAGGTACATCAATTGGTCTATTACATGATTTTGCCATTGTACATCTTTCACCATATTCAGCATTTTCAATATCCGACCCTTTTTGCATATTACATATAACTTGGTTACGATTATAGGTGTCTAAATCACAATGGGTTCCAATGTCTTCACAATCTCCGGCGATAAGAGGCAGTGATTGTTTTACTTCTTCATTTAATATTTTGCCAATTAATTTTGCTAAATCAGGGTTTTCTTGTAAATATGAAATTTTTTTGCTAATCGCATGAAGTACTTTCTCGTTTTTGATTGGAAGACATCTTGTATT